GTATTCTTCTCAGTAAACAGGAGACGCTTGGTGCTGTGGTACTCCCGCCCGGTACTGGCGACGTGGCCGGAGACCATCATGGCATGCCAGCACTCGGTCCAGTACTCGTCTACGAGGATCATCTCGAAGGGCCGGTTGTTGCGTACCTCCCAGATGTCTACGGGGCGGCCACGGCTCTTGCGGGCCATGGTGAGCTCGTGCAGGTCCTGGGAGAACCGGCGGGCATGGCGTATGGCTATGCGGGGGCGCTTTTCCCAGGGGTCCAGTAGGATACGGGCCGGGTGTGGGGAACGGGTGCGGAAGGGCATGGCCGTCTTCCGGTAGTGCTGGTGCAGTCGCTGGGCGGCAGCCCATTCGTCGTCGGGTGTGCCTGGCTCTCGAGTGGGCTCGTCGGCCCGGCGCTGTAGTACGGTGGAATCCAGGCCCAGCTCGTGGATGGAGTAGCCTAGATGGACCAGGTTCTTTCCCTCCTGTTTCCAGGTCAGGGCAGGCTCGAGCAAGGAGGCTTCATCCAGTATGGCCTTGAGGGCTTCCTCTACGCGGTCGGCATTGGTCCGGGACTCCTCGGTCTGGCGGGCCGGGTGCCGGTGGGGGGTGGGTTCGCTGGCCAGTTGGTGGTCTACGGCGTTGTCTACGAGGGAGGTAGGACGGGCCGGTTTGAGCCAGCCGGGCCGGGTATGTGACTCCTCGCCGTCCCATATGGAATAGGTGCGGAAGTAGTAGGAGTCATACTGCTCCCATTTACGGTGGGCAGCGGCCCAGACTTCCTTCAGATGGGAACGGTAGGAATCGATGACGTTGGCGTCTGGCTCGTCGTCAAAGCTGTGAAAGGGCATTAAGACCACCTGCTCCAGGAACGTCGTCCCCGGCGGATGCGGTTAGGATCCCGTCCACGGTCGGAGGCTGCGGGCCGGGCGAACTGTCGCAGTTGCCAGGCTATGCCCACGGCCATGGGGTAGTCGTCGTGGGTGCCGGTCTGGGCTTCCACTCTCCCCCGCTTATCCGGGTTACGGATGACGGTGAAGAACTGGGCTAGACCTGCGCTGTTGGGCACGGTTAATGCCCGGCTGTGGACGGCCTCGATGAGGTCTCCCCACAGGACGTAGCGGCTGCCGTGGGTACCGCCTGCTGTGTCGTAGGTGTGCCAGCCAGGCTGACTGTCGCCACGGAAGTATAGTCGCCGGTAGCGGAGTTCCTGTGCCATGGTGATGGTCAGGATGCCCCAGTCGTTGTCCTCGATTCCCCAGATAGGGGACCCGTACTGGTTCAGCAGTTCAACCGAGGCCACTGCCAGCTCGGACGGGTTGAGGACCTGGGAGCATATGTCGGCGGCGACGTAGCCGGTTACGGTATCCACTATAACAGTTACGGCGTAGTCGTGGCCAGTGCCGTGGGAGGTGTCGGTCCCGGCGGCGTAGCGTTTGCCGGGCTGGAATGGCTGGTATATGTTGACCTGGACGCCGTTGCCCATGGTGGGGGTCTCGACGGGCTCCTTGATGTCCTGCTTCATACGGATCAGGACCTCCAGGTCGAAGGCTGCCAGGGCACGGGCGGGGGCGAATGCCTCCTCCTCGCTGTCCGGGTGCTCCTTCTGGAAGAGGGCCTGGTCGGGGTACTGGAGCTTGCGCTCGTCGTACCACTCCTGGGTCCTGTGGGGACGGGAGCGCCACCCGAAGAACAGCTTGCTGAAGCCGTTGCGGGGGGCGGACTGGTAGAGCTGCTGGAACAGGCTGCCCATGTGGTACGGGCTGACTGTGGATGTGATTATGAGCTGGCCGTTGTTGTCGTCCAGGCCTGGCTTGACGGAGTTGTAGCAGGCGTCCAGGTACTCGTGGAAGTCGGCCTCGTCTATGACTACGAGGGTGGGGTTCAGGCCACGCCCGGCGGACTCGGTGGAGGGCTGGGTGATTATCCGGCTGCCCGACTTGAAGGTCATCTGCTCCCGGTTGTCTGGCTGGGCCAGAGTCTCCCGGAGCTCGAGGGGCAGGGCCTCGTGGGTGGCACGGGACTTGGACAGGAACTCCCAGGCGTCACGCTCCCCTTTGCTGAAGACCAGGGCCAGGGCATTGGGGGTGAAGCTGGCGTGGTGCAGGACGTAGGCTGCCAGGGTGGTGGTGATGCCGATCTGCCGGGACTTGGCCCAGATGACCAGTCGGCTGTTGGACAGGGTGGTGTGCGCCTGTTGCAGGTGGGGCCACTCCTGGAGGGGGACCATCCCGGTGCCGGGCTCGATTATCTGTACGAAGGGTACGAAATGGACAAACTCACGCTTGGCCATCTCGATACGGGCACGGCGGCCTGCTTCCTGTAGGTCCTCGGGGGACAGGTTGTCGATGGCGGTGGCTTCCAAGGCTATCGGCGCTTGGGTTTCTTGACGCCGGACTTGCTGGCTGCCTTGGGGTAGGGGAGCTGCTTGGTCTTGGCACCGGGTCGGCTGACTTTTGGCATGGCGGCCTCCTTCGCTAGGGATAGGTTACGGCGTGGGGGGGCGGGGTGTCAACCCAGGGCGACCCAGTCTTACTGTCGTACTGTCTAACTGTCTAACTGTCACTGTCTAACTGTTGAACTGTCACTGTTGTACTGTCTTACTGTAATACTGTTACTGGGTTAACCTCCGAGGGCTCGGGTTAACCGTTAACCGTTAACCAAAATGAGGCCCGGTTAACGGTTAACCGTTAACCGGGCATAGATTTGTTAACTATGGCATAGGGACTGTGCGCTTATGATAAGAGAGGCTGTGGGCCTGTGAGACTGTTGTAGGAGTGACAGTGGTATGTGAGATCTGCGTTACATAGGCACAAAGGGGTCCCACTGGGGGGGGTGGTGTTTTGGAGACAGGCTGGCGAAGGCCCCCTCTACCCCATTTCCTCGGGCGGCCTGATGGTACCAGCCGGGTGCCCAGGGGTCCGGGAATTCGCCCTAGCAGGTAGAACAAACGTTCTGGTACCCACAACTTCCTTTTAATGCAGCTTGTCGGCGTCGTCGTCGTGGTCCGTCGCTGCTGCTGCTGCCAGGCTGCCAGGCTGCGGCAGATCCTGCCCGGATTCTAAAATAATGACAGGCTTGCCAGGTGTGCCAGGCTCATTGACAGCCTGCCCGGCAGGCAACGCGGCAGGCTCAGAAGCTGCCGCGATCGCTTGCAATTGGTCCATCGTAAGCTGTGCATAGTGGGCATGTTCGATCGTGCCTGTGTGCTCTACTCTATCAGTCAGTAAGCCTGTGATCTTGCCTATAAGCTCGAGGCCTTTGAGGCTAGCGCTGTACTGCCCGGCTTCGTAGGCAGCTTCGCTACGACAGAATAGTAGCCTCAAAAGCCTGCCACGAGTCCAGCTTTCCTCTGCTGCTGCCATGCCTTGGATCTCTTGGATCCTTAGCGTCACATTAACCTTTGACGCTAGTCTAGACGCCTGTACCACGCTACTGCTGCCGGTCGAATCGTAAGCTTCCCTATAAGCTGCCGTGTTACTGCTGCCCGATGCTACCAATTGTGCGAATCTTTCCTGCTTTGCTGTTAATGATGTCATGCCTACATTTTAGCATTGGCAGCTATAACCCGACCATGTACCCTGCCAATTTTGGCCAAAATAGGGTAAAAACGCCCATTTTGACGGATTTAGTAGACATTGGTTTCAAATTGGTGCGGTTGCTATGATGTTTTCCTTGATTATCATAATCCGAAACGTTAAGCTCTAGGCGGAGCCCAACCCGCAGCGACGATAAAACTTAATAAGGCAGGCGACAAAATGACAGCAGCGAAGAAGACCCGGATTATGAAAATGGCCATATGGTGTGCCACTTGTGGCGAAGCTACCAAATTCACAGCAGCAGGCAGTGAAACTACAGCATACGGCGATGGTCACAGTGTATGCACAGTATGCCAAACCCATTTTAGAACATGCCCGGGCTGTTAATAGCTTAATTGCTTACACTGCCTGCAATCCGCATTGCAGGCAGTCATGGTCAATTAATCTGAATACTGAGGTAAGACAATGGCACACAGCAGCAGGAAACAGCTACTACGATTCGCGCAAGACTGTATTCGAGCCCTAAAAGCTGGCAGCGACTGCCCACCTATGCCCGCAAGTTGGAGTTACTGCCCAAAACCCGGTAAGACCAAAGCGACGTGGTCGTGGGCATATCGCAGGCTTTTAGGGCAGTGGAAAGAATTAGGTGGCAGTCTTACTGCCGGGCAGGAATTCTGGGCAGTTGATCAAGAGTACGACGAATTCAAGCCTGGCAATATCAAATTACCATTTTGGGCATTTTCTACGCTGCCGATTATCACCTGCCCGGGAATGGGATTGTGCGGTATCACAGCTACTGGCAAGTTCGGCTTTTGCTACTCGCTTAAAGCTATTCGTTATCCTCATGCCTTTATGCGGCAGCTTGTCAACACTCTTCGGTTGTTGACTACGGCAGGCAGGCAGCAGCTAGCAGCAGCCTTTCACAGCCTGCCGCTAGGATCTACTGTTAGGTTGTACGTTGACGGCGACATTGACAGCAAAGAGACGTTACGCTTTTGGTTTAGCCTAGTAGCTGCCAGGCAGGATTTAGCAGTCTATGGTTACTCTAAATCATGGCAGCTATTCCTTGACTGGGAAGCTTCCGGTCGGCCATTCCCTGGCAATTACATCTTGAACCTGTCAAGCGGCAGCAAATACGACGACGCCATGCTGGACCAAATGCGGCAGCTTCCCATTGTACGCGGATACGACACCGACATTGTCGGCGCTGGTGAATTCCTGGCAGTACACAGCGCCATCAAGATGCCCCATGGCGACACTAGCGCGGAGATCAAAGCTAGCAGCCAATGGGCCGCCTATAGCGCGAGTCTACGCGCAGCAGCAGCTAAATTGGGCATGGTAAAAGCATGGGTTTGCCCGGGCAAATGTGGCGATTGCATGCCCGGCGGAGAACATGCCTGTGGCACAGCTAAGATCACCCTGCCGATACTGATCGGCATGCATTAAACCGGATCCGGGCATAAATTTATCAAGGCAGGAATAGACATGTATACAGTGACAGTAAATACCAACGTGATCTGGCAATCGGCGCAGATAGTAGACGGCGCAGATCAACTATTGATAGCGGCCAGCGTATATCTCCGCAATGGTGGCGCAGATTGCACAGCAGCGCCTACCGTGATCCTGGCATTAGACGGCGCAGTCATTAGGCACAGCACACGAGACCGGACGCCCACTTGGAGATAATGAGGCAGAAAACCAGATTCGAGCATAAATTGATCAAGGCAGGGGTGATTATGTTTCACGTAAACCATATACACAAGTTCTTCACAGCCGACGGCGGCAGCGTGACTATGGATAGCTTAGGACACCGCTACACAGTCACTCGGTGGACCGATGGATACCCGGAAATCACCACCGGATTGAGCCGGGCGGCAGCTGAAAAGATGGTGGCGGACTACCTAAAATCCGACGTACTCGAGACCGAATCCTAGCATAAATTGATCAAGGCAGGAGAGTTAGAGATGGACATCCAAGAGCAAGAGGAAATGGACTTCAACCGGATGAGCCCCTACGAATTTGAATCGGCAGCGGTACAGCAGGACGGCTACCTTCGCCCGGCAGCCCAATACCTGCTCACCGATTACGACACCTGGGTTCCCAACCCATTCTGGGATGGTGTGACGGTGATGGACTTCAACGAAGAGTACGACAGCTAGAGTCGAAACCTGCCAGCCAGGCAGGTATACCCAGGGTCAGCCGCCTGGGTACTGAAGATGACAGGCTACAGGAGAGATACCATGTTCGCGATCACTAGCAATATCAGCAACCACCGGGAGCGGGAAGCGGTCGAATTCGTAGAGATGGTCAACGTGACTCTGAAGCACCAGCGGACGCCGGAGCCCAGGCGGTTGAATTTTGATGGCTCCACATATCCCAACTTCAATTCCCCTATTACCGACACTCTGGAGCAGGCGCAGCTATACATAAACCTGGCAAGCCAGATAGACACTCTGAAGGACACGATCGCAGGCCTACAGGGGATACAGGAGAGCTTGACCGTCAAGCCAGCCATCGCCCAGTCCTTCCGGTCGAATAAACCTGCTAACTCCCTCCACCAGGCAGCTAGGGAATTCCGGCAGTCAGGAGCTAGCGAGGTATTTACCAGAGTCTCCCAGTAGTTGACCATTGCCCCAGGTGGCACCACCTAGCTGGTGGTGCTGCCCAGGCAGCGGCCAACAGGCCACTAGCTACAGGAGATGGTGTGATGGACGATCTAGTAACACTCAGCGACCGGGATCTGGAAGAGATCGAGAT